CTTAGCTTGTTTCAAGGCGTTACTAACGAATAGCACTTGTCTGTTTTTAGCTGGCTTATCTTCGAGTAATAGGCTTGCTATTGCAATGCAACTCGCCACGTAAGTCTTTGAGTTCTTACGAGCCATTGAAATAAATGCTTTGTTATAACGTCTATTGCCTGTACCCTTTTCACGCCAGCCGTAAAGCGAACCAATCAGCCACTTTTGAAATAGTGCCATCTCTAGCTTCGTGCCGTCCGTTTTAGGAATCAAACTCATAAATTTAATAGCCTTGTTGGCTTGCTTGTTATCAAAGTAGTAATTAAAGTCATCACGTTTACGATCGTTTAACTCACGTTGGCAAGCTAACTTTATTTTCTCGTTGGCAACTATTTCACCGCTTAGAACCTTGTTGCAGTAGTCGAGTACATAATCAGCCATTGTCCATCAACTCGGCAAACGGATCATCTATGTTGTCATTCTGCACGTTCGATAATAGTTGCTTAACTCGTGCGTTCATTGTTAGGTTTAAGTCACGTAATAAGTCATTAACGTTCTTTAGCGCTGAATTGTACACGGTAGTTGCCATGTTACGCTTACCGTCAATCACGACACCATTGCTATGAATCGAATCTAACGCTTGTTGCAACTGATCTAATGACTCCGCCAACAAACTAATTTGTAAGCTGTCAATCTTGGCAAAAGGCACATCACTATCCGACACTAATGTGAGTAATAGTTCAAAAAATTGTTTTCCCTGCTTAGATAGCTTAATTGTTGGCTTTAAATCTAAGTCTTGATCCAACATTGACTTAGCTTGTTCTCTTGATTGTTTAGTCGTTCGTGATTCGTGTGAATTATTTTCGAGTTTTATCATTGACTCCTAACCCCCTAAGTGTTATTCTTTATGTACTGAAAAAGCCGTTATATAAAGAATTATACGGCTTAATACGGCTAAATTTTTTGTTTTTTTAATTTAAAAATCGGGAAATTTAATTTTTTGAAGTAAGGCGCTCATTGCGAACGTTTTTACATAGCCCCCCCTATTTCATTCGTGTTTAGTTAACTAGCCTATGAGGCTTATTTTTTTTGCTCTCGTTCTTGTTGGCTCTTTAACGCATGATGGTAATCACACAAACTCTGTAAGTTACTCCAGTCGTAAGGTTCACCACCAGCAAATAATGGCACAATGTGATCCACACTCGTTGCAAGATTAACCATTCCAGCCCTTTTTGAGCCCTGTTTTTGAGCCCTAAGGCAAGCCTCACATATCGGATTGGCTTCTCGGTACAGTCTGCTTGTCTTCCTCCAACGATTGCTTGAATGAATCTCATTTGCATAATCACTTGTCTTACTTACATGTTGTTCTTTTGGTTTGTGCTTGTCACAATATCTTTCGTTCAACTTTACTAATCTTTTACAACCTGCATGACTACAATACTTCTTAATCATTGCTGTTATTAGTGTTCGTTGTACTACTATCGCTTGATCCACCAACTGCTGACAATACAATCGTGTCGTAACCATTGACTTCGTAGTCTGGATTGATTGAAGCAACGTTGTAAGTGTTCGAGTTTGGTGCTGGTAAAGTGATCGTATAGTTTGTGTCGTTCATTGCTTCCACAAATGAATTATTGTGTTTAGTTACGATCGTGACTTTGCTTTTTAAAAAATCGAATGCGTTCGAGCTTACACTTTGTGACAATGACTGCTTGTAGTATCCAAACCAAAAGTCAAACAGCTTTTCGTCCGTGTTAATAATGTTTCCGTTGCTTAGTTCCTCGTAACCTTGTTTGTTTAGACTTGCTTTATATCTTAATCTACTTAATGTCATCTTCATGATTGTGTAACCTCCTGCTTATGTACGGTGGCAAAGCCACCTTTATGCTAGTGCACGTATACTTTACTGCGTCCGTTTAATTCAGCCGGTACGTTGTACCCCTTAGCTCTAGCCTTGCTGGCCGTCATTGTTTCAACGCCTAGCCCTTCAAAATATCCTAGCGCCTCAAAGCTGTTTAAGTGTCGCTTCAAGTTGCTTTCGCCAATAGCTGGGCCTACATTATGCAAGACACCAAAGTCGGGTAATGACGCTACCAGTTCGTCATACGTTGTAACTTCTTGGCTGGTCAATAACTTAGTCATCTTATCGACTTGACCTCTGGTTAATTCCAACCGTTCAAGATTAGGTTGGCCGGTAACTGGTAGCATTTTATCAGCTACTTCATCGCCATACACCATACGCACGGCGTCAGTTGTCACCACGGTTTTTTCTGATAAGTTGCTGATTCGTTCCCAGTAGGCGCACTCTAAGTCGTTGAAACATAAATAGAACGTGGGGCACTTATATAAGTCTGGATAGTGACGTGTAAGCCAATCCTGTTGATCGTTGTTCATACTGTCGAATGATAGCCGTTCTAATTCTCCAGCCACGATTAAAAGATTAATAATGTTCTTTAATTTCTTTTCGTTTAAGTTTATTCTTGTCCGTGGGTTTAAGCCCTCATAAATACGACTAATTGCTAATGGTTGCACTACACCAAAATCAGTAGCTTTGGTTGGTTTATATTGCATAGGATTAATTAAGGCTTCTGACCAAATTACATGCAATACTTGCTTCAATCCTTTAATCTTGTGGAATGCTCGTCTCATTTCTATGGGTTGTTTGCTTCTGTTGTCCAAAACAATAAGTGCGTGCTCAGCGTGCGTCTTAACATAGCGTTGGTAATTAGTTATCTTAATGTTCAAAACTTTCAGTAGGAAACTATCCAATTGACCTTGTAACAAGTCTTCTAAGTAGCCTAGTAAGCTTACTTGTTTACCGTGATACTTCACTACGTCAATTGGCCCAGCGATTGCTTCTAGGCCGGTAATAATTTCAACATTGTAGTTATCCAATAACTCTAAACGGTCGGTGGTAATCTCGTGCTTATCACGCTTAGCGCCCTCAAACAGCGCCTTAACGTCCTCAATATTATCCTCAAAATTTAAAATAATTCGTTCGTTATCCATAATTACACCCTTTCAATTTGTATGTACCCAACGGCTTTCACCGTTGTTAGGAGGTTAGGAATCAAGACACAAAAAAAGCGCACGTTTTATAAGATCGCTGGTTTGCCAGCGGGGGTAGGCGCCCTAAAATCTCATAAAACGTACGCTACATGCGTATGTATTTAGTTAATAATTGATAATAATAATCAGGCGCCTACTCGTGATTATCTATGTACTAAGGTGAGGGTGAACGAAGCCCCCACCTAATTGAAAGGTGTGTTCCGTCATTGCAGTAAACAATGATCGGACTATGGAAATGGAAAGTGACCATAGTATGTACTTTTTAGTCCCTCTATATAACTCCCAAAGTGGTCGAAATATTACCATGATTTGGCGTTTTTTGGTCATATTTTAACCACTTGCAAAATATTTATTTTTTAAACGTCCCTACACTATACTTCCGAATAAGGGAAAATATTACCAAAAATCAACCAATAGTGGTCGTATTTTCCCTTCGAGTAAAAAATATTTTTACCCCTCTATATATGTCAAAATATGGTCGAAATATGCAGGTTTTTTAGCTATATTCCTGCATATTTTAACTACTGCTCTCATATTTAACGTTTCCTTAACATTTACACCCCTACATATATCTCCCAAAGGAGCGAAAATATGTACGAAAAACAGCTTAAAAACGACACCTAGTCGCTCCTCTTTATTATCTTAATACTTACTTAATATTTACCCTTTACATATATCTCCCGAATAAGGGACTAGATGTCGGAAAAACGCCCAAAAACCTGCATGTAGTCCCTGCTGTTGATTATCTTAATGCTTACTTAATATTTACCCTACATATATGTCAAAAAGTAGTCGAAATATGTACTTTTTTTTGCGTTTTTTGTACATATTTCGACTACCAATAAAAAATTATTATTTTATATCAATTATGATAATTTATTATTATATTTACTATCAACGGCAATGCTTGATTGCTTCAATAATTGCGCCGAGGCCTATTCCAATTACAATCAACACGTGAGGATTGACGGCTACATACATGAGGCCAAATCCTAGTATAGCTAAGAATATACACGTAAGAATGAGTATTCCTATTAGTTTAAATATATCCAACGTACGGTCCTCCTAATGTGATCGTGATAATATGCTAACACTTTGAGCGTCAGCGAATTAGTGTTAGTTAGTGCTTTAGCACTTACCCACTATATTATATTTATTATGTATTATTATAATGCTAACGCGCTACGCTTGTTTTTGCTTTTGCACCGAGGGGCGCGCAAAAGGCAAAAGTAAAAGGCGCCGTTCGCTTACGCTCATGACATCATGATCTTAGGGGGGCTTATTACAATACTGTGAATTCTGTAAGCCTACTCGCACAAGGAGTTACAAGTTTTTTTACCGAAAGAATTTCCTATAAAGAAGTAGTATATATACTCTCTTTCTTTAAAGGAAATTCTTTTGCATTTCAATCGCTGTATCCATTGCGAGAGTAGGAGTTACAAGTTTACAGTATTTTTTAAAGGGGTCTAAGATGGCACAAGCCAATCACAACATGCGGGCGAGTGGTCTTTGCGAGACAAGCGACAAGCAAAAATGAAATTTTTGTGCGTCAGTATTATATTCTCGTCTATTACAAGCATAGTATTAGACACTTAAAGCATGATTTTAGATATTCTAAGGTATCATCAATATAATTATGCCACATACACTTAAAACGCTTGTAAATGCTTTATAGGGTTATTCCGTTATATAGACTAGTCCACGTGCATATAATCTATTTACGAGCCATCTAAGCTATGTTTAGTTGTCAGTAATGTAATTACACTTGTTAGCGTATAAAGTTGCTTAGGTTGCTTGTAAGCATACAAAAAGGCCTATCAAATTAATGACGGGCCTTTTTACTGTTATAAAACAAATCTGTGTCGAATGCGATCAAAATGAAAGACTTGCGGAGCATTCATCTTAATGACAAAGTGAATTATATCATAATGAAAACTTGTTGCAATAAAAAGACCTATCCAATTTAAGGGTAGGCCTTCTTATTGATTGGCACAGAACGTACCAATGTGATTGTAACATAAGTTAGTTAACATAACACATATTAGTAAAAGCTAAACTTTGTGAAGTGTTATAAACGTTACTATATCAACGATATTAGACATTAAATTTACTAATATCATACGATAACTATACTTTGTGAAAATAGAGTAAATTTGTAAATGTTAATATACCAGTATTTTAAGCTTGTGAAATTGCATTATTTTGATCGTGTAAGTCACTTTGTGATAATGACGTTCTATGTATAATTGTCCGAAGTGTCTCGGCTTAGAAACCGCCGCGGCCGATACTATATAATATTGATAGTGTGTCTGTCGTTAGTAGCTAGTTCTTAACGTCTTGTGGTCTACGGGACGACTAGTATATTAAGAACACCCTAGTCCAGCTCACTGGCACGCATAGCCGTGCTTAAACCATCAAGGGCCAAGCCCTTAGGCTCTCTCAAACAGTTATCCTATCAGTGAATAACTGCGCTTCTTTTACAGTATAAAGAGAGAACTCTTTATCAGACAATTTAAGCTCAACCAGCCCTTGCACCTTGCTATCATTAGAGTTAGTTTAAACAGCAACTCAAGTAATCTGCATTGATAGTAGGCCTGTCCGTATCATTTCCTAGTCTTCCAGCCACGTCTTTAGTCGCGTTGATCTCGACAAGGTTTAGCATACCTATGATGTTAACTGCAATCGTGGTCACGAACCACGCTCACGGGAGGTTTCACTAGCTAAGATCAGGTTTCCAGCCTTTAGTTACTATTATGGTTGCTAACCACTGAATAACAAAAACAGTTGCTATCAGGTTTCTTTTAAGATTCCCGATAACAACCGTTTACTCTAAGTATCAATGGTTGAAAAACTTGGTATACATGCTATAATGTAAACAAGTTAGATAGCTTGTATTCCCGTACTTGCTATCGAAAATCTTATCAGGTGCGTCTGATAAGTCGTGAATCCTAACTCTGCTAAGTTGAGGGTTCTTTTTTTGCGTTCATTTATTAAGTTGAGTACATTATAACCGTAATATCATATTAATACAACCTTTATCATTTTAGCGTCTTAACCAGCCAAATAAGCCCTTTTTAGGCGTCTTATTCTCTACCCCTTTATAATTACCCTCGGTAGGCTCTAAAACGTCTGTATCGTCCTTTGAGGCGTCTTCACTGGTCTTTTGTGGGGCGTCAAGTAGCTTTTCATTTTGCCGGTTAGTCGATAGATTGAGTTGCTGTTGCTGGTCAAGTAACTTGTGGGCTTCGCTCAAAGATTGCTGAAGCTTTTCGATCTGCTTATCTTTTTCAACCAGTTGCTTTTCTAGCAACTCCATTGCCGTATCTGTGGTGCTATCGTGTGTAACATGATTGCTGTAACTTACGTCCTCGTTACTTACAACCCTGTTACTGCTTAAAAAATGCTGTTTTAAAAGCTTGTATCCATCATCACTTATTGTCAGCCTACTTACTCCGTTACTATGTATCTTACTTACATACTTACTTCTAAAATTATCGTCCATTTTTCGCATGATAGCTTGCCTTGTAACGCCAAACTCCATTGTAAGTTGTTTCATAGTCTTACTCATGTTACTTACACCTCCTAACTTTACTAATATTAACATAGTTAATAATGGTAAACACTGAACGAGGGCTTAGAATACGTCTCTCAACATACAAAAAGGCACCCCCACAACGGGAATGCCTTTTACTTAATATTTAAGTTGATTAATAAGTGCTCGTAACGTGAACGGAAAGTCTTTTGTCACGTTATTATCACCGCGGTTCTGATACATAAGTTCAGCCAGTGCATTAATGACAACTTTCGCTCTCTTGCTATCAAGTCTCGTGCCTGTGTTTTCTTGATCTAACGTACTTGCTAGATACTCGGTTGCACCGTCAATATATGATTGTAATAGTGAATCATCGTCTTTTAGATCAAGTGGGATTCGTAAACTATTCTTTAATACATCTAATTGTGTCGTTGGTGTGGTTGGTGTGGTTGGTGTAGTTGCCGTGTCTTTAACTGCACTCATTGTTAGCGGAAAACTAAATTGATTGTTCCAATCTATACCATCTGGTAGCGTTACAGAAGCCGTATCGGTGTTTGTTGCTTTGATAATAAGTTTATCGCTTTCGTATTCCGTTTTTTGGTAGGTGAGTGACCCGTCATCTTTAAAGATAAAGCCTGTGTCTGCTTTTAAGACAACGGTCATTTGCTTAGGGCTTAGATAATAATGATTGGTGCCGTTTTCTACTGTGGGTGCCGGTACACTGATCGTAGCGTTTTGTAACGTTGGTGTAATTTCAACTGGATCTGTTGTTGTTGTGTCTGCCAATATTCTTTACCTCCTAAAATACTGATTTTATTATATGTATGCGAGGGGTTGCCCCTCGTGAGTTGTGACTACTTGCCCGCTGTCGTGGTGTCGATCGTCAATGCTACCGTGGCCGTCTTGTCGATAAATTCGTAATCGTTCCGCAACATGATCGCTAAGCCTTGGCTATATGAATCGAATTGCGTCCACTTAGTCGTGACTTGGTTCCGGCGGAATACTGCAATCGTTTCGGCTAAGTCACCGATAAACATAGTGAATTGACCGTCACCAGCGTTAGGCAATACAGCGTCGGACAATTCTACAACTGGTAAGCCAAACAATGCCCGACCAGTAGGCGCTTGAATATCTTCACTCATCAAGTAACGGCCTTCTGAATCCTTTTGCGTGTCTAACCAGTTGAAAGCTGATTGGTTCACAACAACGATAGGTTGTAATGATGGGTCGAGTTGCGTGTTCTTGGCTTGCTTGATACCGTCAATATCCTTAACAGCTACCGGCGTCAAAGTCTTCAACTTAGCCACGATCTGTGCATTGTCGGTGTTGTCAACTAATTTTTGCATTTGTGCTTGAATTTCAGCACTAAAGTTGATTGCGTTGTCATCAACTAATTCTTGTGACAAGTAAACCTTACCCGCACGAGTTTCAGTCTTGAAGTCCACGCCAGTCACTTCTGGGTCAACGTCACCGATTACAGCATTTTCGGCCTTAGTTGCTAAAACCTTTGAAGGGTCGTTACCAGCGATAGGGTATGATCCTTGACCAGTTGAAACTTGTTTAACTGTTGCGTAATCTGATAAGCGGTTAGTACCTTTCTTTGATTGGAAGATAGGTGTAACAATTTCAGTAGGGATCAATACACCGTTGCCGTCCGTTGAAAGTCCGTCCCGAGTTTCACCCATTGAACGTACATAGTTATCGAATGAACGTGTTTCGCCTTGTTCTGCTGGATCAATAATAGTTTGTTTAGTCATTTTTGTATCTTCCCCTTTTTGATTGTCTAAAAATTCTTCATAGCTTCTCTTATCTACTTGAACGTTGCTATCGTCATAAGCTGGAATGGTCACCGTTGAGACTTCGAACAAGTCTTTAACTTGCTTGATCGTCCGTGTAATGTTGCCTTGATCGTCTTGTGTGAACTCGTCTCCACCGTCATCAATATCAAAACGGAAGGACATTGACCCAATATTCCCACTCTTAACATTTTGGTAAGCGTCATTCGCATAGCTTACTGAAGGATCTAACGTAGCCGTGAAATGTAAACCCTTGTCGTCAGTATCAAGCTTTAAAGTACCAGCTTTAACGCTTGCTAACGGCTTAGAATAGTCGTGTTGGTCTAACATAATCACGTTAGATAAATCAACGTTATCAAGTGCGGAAGGACTGACTACCTCGCGAAACCCACCGAGGTCTTTGCTTGGTGAATTGAACAGCAATGCGTAACCCGTGATCGTCTTAGGTTGTTGCTTGTCATCTGGTTGTTGTTGGTCGCCATTGTTGGCGTCATCTTCGGGCGTGTCGCCTTGTGGCTGTTGTGCTCTAAGCTCCGCATTTGTAACTAAACGTAAATCTTTAATCAATTGCCGTACCTCCTAATTTTTCTTTTGCTTCTTCGGGGCTATATACCCCGGCTTTAGTTAGTTCTATTAAATTATCAATATCTTGTTGTTTGTTCACTCGTAGTCGTGAATCATCATAAATGACTTGCTTGCCTAGCTTGAAAGCTAGTTCACTCGTAAAGCAATCCATATACTTATATATGCTTGATTGATAGTATTGTTGCGCCACTTGTGTGGCCGAACTGTGCACCTCTTCAGTGTTCAACATAGATTGAGGCAGTCCAAAAACCGAGGCGATCTTTCTGGTGGAGTAATCATTGGCATTGATTGCCTTTAACAATCCCTCATCAACGGTCAAGCCTTTCAAGTCCATGCTGTCATCAAGGATCACTGTTGAGAGTGCACCTCGATTGGCTTGTTCGAACTTTGATCGAATATTGCTCTTGGCGTCTGAACTTAAATCCGTCTTGTGGACTTGTAAGACGTTACGTGACGGACTGTCGAAAAAGCCTTTAAGCAAGTTGTTGCCCTTTTTCTGTAGGGCCACCTCATCTTGCAACGCATATAAAGGACTGATACCAGTAGCACCATCTTGTGAAAAGCACCGGAAATGTAATATGCTGTCAGGCGCAATCTGACGACTTCTTTGTCCATTAGGCGTATAAGTGTACGTTAATTCACCTGTGACGTCATCTTGCTGAACCGTCATCTGTGAGTTCGGGACAAACTGGAATCCATCGTCCGTAATTAAAGCGAACGAGTTACCACTCAATAGCATTTGTGCCGCAAGTGCAAACTTAAAATTGCGACCACTCATGTTGCTGTTCGGTTTATCGTTCAATTGCTTTTCTAACACGCTTGACTTCGACACTAAAATACGATTGCTGGCTAAGTCATTCGCAATGATATTGATCGCTGCGAACACGTCACTGTTACGCAACGCGCCCGCACCAACGAACACACTAGAATCGTTGCTTGACATGCTTACAACTGCGTCTAAAAACGCTGTGTCTTTATCTGGTTCGATTTCCCCTGTGTCAAAAAAGAAACTCATTGTCTAACCTCCTTCTTTTCGTAATTGATTAAGAATGCAACGGCTATCAAACTAATACCACTGCATACTAAAAAAGCCCCCACGTTAAGCATGGTCAAAATGCCTAAATCAATAAGCAATAGCCCAATGATTAACAGGGTTGTTTGTATATATTTTTTAAAAAGTAAACTCGTCACTCGTGTAAAACTCATTATCAGCTTCATCATTTCTAACCTCGATTAATTCGTTACTTGTATAAACCCATGCGTTCATTAACGCCGCTAGTGGGTCAATTTTCTCATTGTTTCTCATTTTGTTGATCCGACAATTACCCGTTGAATCGTAAATAAGCACGCTGTTATCTACGGCTACACCTAATAGATGATTGTTCGGGTGTGTAATTTGTCCGTTGAGTACATATTCCAAAAATTGTTTTGTCGGAAATGAAAGTGTTTTGTTATTTTGGCCGGTTTCAATTAACGGCCAATCCTCGGCTTCAAATTGACCCAATAAATAACCAAAACTCCATGGATCGTAGCAGATTGCTTCAACTTTCAAGTTGTTTTCAGTTACCATATGCTTGATAAAGTCGAATACGTCTTGATAGTTGATGACACCACTCTCTAAGTCGGTAATTGAACACTCGCCAGCTTGTTCTAATGCCTTGTAATTGATATTATCTTGTTTCATTTTCTCAACTAAGCCATACTTTGTGGCTACCCAACTATGGCTATCACAATAATAAGTACCGTCATCTTGTGGAATGATCCAACTAACACTTGTTAGATCGTTGCTCTTTGACAAGTCAATCCCGAACACAACTCGTTTACCGTGAATATCTGGCTTGTTAATGGTAGTCTTAGCCCACTCCTCGTGGCTAATAAAGCTATCGCTATTCGACTGATACCACATATTGAATTGTTTAACCAATACAGGTACTAAGTCACCTTGCTGGCGTGCTGTCGCCACGTCACCAGTTAAGTTTTCACCCATTAACTGGTTCACGCTCGGTATTTCAAATAATGGGTTAGCCTTGATCCAATTAGATTGATCGTTGACTTCTTCTCGATCGTCTAACTCCCATATAGCAATAAATTGTCGGTCGTTTGCTTGCTTACCGTTGAGAATATCACTCATAACTTGGTAGTCCTCGAACATGGCACCTTTTAAATTGAAGCCACTTGTCGAAATAATACACAATAGACCATTTTTCTGTTGTCCCATACCCGACTTTAATACGTTGTAAATAGCATGGTCTTTGGCTTGGTGGTACTCATCAATGATCGCTGTTGTGGGATTGAACCCGTCTAACGTTTCAGCCTTACCAGCTACCGGCACAATAAAAGAATCGTCATCAAGCTTGGTTATTTGTTTTTTTTTAATATCGAGTTTGTTTCGTAGACTCGGACTTAGCTTCACGACTTGTCGTAACTCGCTTGACGCCATCTCATAGCCTAT